TTTACTGCTCTACCCCTACCTCTAACATTTATCTTTTCAGTTGTGCTAGTAATAGACCCACTTGTTTGCACATTAGCTGTAGATTGTGGATACTGTTCCAAAGTTAATTGTGCTGTCATTGTGTTAGCCAAATTGTCAAAATCAGGAACAAGTTTACTAACTGACATTAATTGATCACCGTCTGCTATCTCTACAGAACCTGTTTCTAAAAATGCAGTTATAGCCGTGCCATCTGCTTGATTGTTACCAGACTCATGTTCAAATATAGATGACGCACCAGCAGTCAAACCAAGTATGCTTGTGGCATTTGCGGTAGCAGACGAACTATATTCTGTGGCTATTGGTTTTTCATAAACATATGCGCCTAACCACGTAGTTCTTGCAAGATTTATTGTATACCAAGTGCCTTCTAAATAATTGTAAGCAACAGCTCTATCTATTTGAGTAGCGTTGGATGATGGATAATACCAAATTATTTCATTAAAAGCTGTATTTAAGCCTACGGCAATATCATTTTTGTTTGTATAACTAAGGTCATCAAATACATAATCTTGTACAGAACAAGGCATTTTCTTGACAACACCATCAAAAAGATAAAAAGCATTATCTGACATCCAATAAGCAACACCATTAACCTCTATCGCCGCATGTTGTGCAATTAAACCAGCATTGGCACCAAGTTGTCTTAAACCAAATGTAAAGGGTGTTCCAACAAACTGAATTCCATGTAATGATGTGTCTGTCCAAACTAGTATTTGACCAGTTGATTTTATAGCACCTACTATTCTAGAACCGTCTGTTATTCTTAAAGATCCTGCCTCATTTGTGGCAACAGGTGTATAATCCGTTGCATCCTCTCTATCTGAAAATCTGAACAGCAAATCATCCTGTGTGGCTGAATTGCCTATTGTTGTCTCTGTTCCAAATATTAGAAGATGTCTTGTGTCTGTAGAAACTAAACTAAATCTTGAAGCTGTTGGCGCGTTTGATAATGCTGTTGCTCTCGTGCCAAAACTAGTTGACGTATCCCAAATAAAAGTTCCACCATCTAAAACAGTAGCAATCAAATCTTCTCCAAAATTATCTAATGACCAATTTCTACCAGCGACTACAACATTTGAAGAGGATCTTGGTTCATCCCAAGTGCTTGCTCCCCAAGTCTCTGTGCCCCATCCATAGCCGTATGTCGAAGATGTTGGTCCTGGATTTATTTGATATGTGGCAGTAACTGACCCTCCACCAGCAGCTGTAGTACCCGAAGCATTAGTGCCCGCATTTATTGTAAAAGTATTTCCTGACGGCACTGTAAGGATCTCAAATTCAGCATTAAAATCTATACCATCAACAACGTTAGTGGAAGATCCGTTATCAAATGTTACAAAAGCACCCACTTCAGCATTGTGACCAGCGTCTGTTACAGTCACAGTGGCAGAACCACTTGATGTTGCAAACGGATTAGTTAAAGCCTGTGTTTCCCTAAGTGGTGTTATGTCATAAACTTTACCCTCAGAAAAAATATAGAGTTTTCTATCTGTTCCTAAAGCCAAATATCTCGTGCCATCTAAACCGATCCAAGAATGTGTATCTCTAACAACACCCACCACTGTAACGTTAGGATTTGGTAGATTAGACCATCCACCCCATCTTTCAGGTTTTCCATAGTGAAACCTTACAAAATCAGAATCTACGTATTTTCTTTCATCCCCTGCAGAATATGCAGTGTCCTGCTTATCTACGCCAGGCCTAAATTTAAGTTCTACTAATTGCATGATTAGTACAGTATTATCGGAATATCAGAAAAAATCAACGATTAGAGCCAACGAGGTTGGTCCAATATTGGATGCTAAATCTTTGTTGAGGAAATGGCACATCTTTGCCACTTTTTGACTTAATAGGTGTTATGGCATGATGAATATATGTTGGAAATACAACCATTAAATTGTTTTGATTAGGTATTTCTACTATTCTGCCATCATCCATAAATAACATGTCTCCACCACTCAATTCATCACCCTCATTAAGAACTAAATTAAAAGTAAAAAATTCAGAGTCTGGGTGCCAATTGTAATAGCCACCATTATTATAGGAAATAACATGAATTTTGAATTGCTTTTTTTTAGTTAAAAAATGAAAAGCATTTGTTCTACCTGAATTTTGTATAAATTGAAAAAACCCTTGATGGTAAAACCAATTTCCAAGATCACAAATAGCTTCATTATTTTCTGTTGTTTCACCATGATCTATCCAATAATCTAGCCCACCACACTTATTATTAAACAAATTTATGTCACTATCGCTCCAATTAGGAATATTAAATCTACCTCTATTATTCAATAAATCTATTTTAATTTTTTGCAGCATCGGATCTGGTAAAAAATTTTTACATATAATTATGTTTTCAGACACATATTCGTAGTTCATTTTGCTCCTTTAAATTGAGTGGCCACATTGCCTCTAAAAGAATAATTACCATAATGAGTCATGCCACTCAAGACATCAGCGTATATTTTTCCACCCATATTTTGCCATAATCTACAAAAAGCATAGTCCTCTGATAAATATCTTTTAGTTTCTGGTTCTATCATTGTGTCAAAAAAAGTGTAATTCCAATCGGATGTTTTATGATAATCAAATTCTTTATCATGTGATTGATTTATATGTTGATCTGGTTTAAATTTTAACTCAGGATAAACGGATGCCATTCTCTTAAAAACATCTCTTTTAATTAACATAAAACCAGTTGCACCATCCATTACTTCAATAAATCCTTTTTGCACTTCTATTCTATCTGGGTTTTTTACGTTTAGATTATATTGTAAGGATGCTGCCAATAATTCATCTTCAGATATGTTTGGGTTTTCTTTAAGTCTTTTTTTAACTTTTATCCAATCTATAGTTTTTCTAGGATAAACTCCTGTAACAACATCTTTGTCAAACTCAATCATTCTTATAACTGACTCTGGATTAAAAGCTAAGTCAGCATCGATAAACATTAAATGCGTATAGTCATGATCCATGAATAACTGCACGATTGTGTTTCTTGCTCTTGTAATCAATGACTCATTGCCTATGGTTGCAAATTGTAATTCTATTTTCTTGCTTGCAGCTAGGGCCACAAGTTGCATACAGCTTTTGAAATAATCAGCCGTAATCATCCCTCCATAACAAGGAGTTCCTATAAATATTTTATACATAATTATTTCCTATAATTTTCATGTTTGATGAAATAATGATTCTTTCAGACTCATCTTTATATGAAGCATAGTGCCACAGAGAAGATGGGAAAATAATTAATTTACCCACTGTAGATGTTTCATGGTGTTCTCTTTGTGTGGCCGTACTATTTGATGATAAAAATGACGTAGCACCACCATTAGTAAGGTATAATATACTTGAAAAATTTACATCTGTCGTATCGTGTTGATGAACATTATGAATTGAATTTTTACCGTAAATAGCTGTCCAATAACCAAAAAGATTAAATGAGTAACCTTCGTTAGAATATTTGTTAGCTACCATGTTAATTAACATTTCATATTGATAAAGTTTTGTTGGATTTTTGTAATCGGTAAAATAATTATCTGAATGATGTTCAGTATAAAAGCTGCTCGTCTTCCTTATAATATTTTTCTTTGAATCTACTTCTTCAAGTAAAGGTTGCATTTCTTGATTATTAAATTCAAATTTGTGCAATGTAGTTGCAAATATATTTTCGTTATCTATTTTCATGCCATTCTTCTTTGTCGGTTTTATATATAAAGTTTGCTAAGACATATCTTGGAGTTGACTCTCCTGCAAATTGTAAGGGACTATGCCAAATGCTTGACGTAAAAAATATTGCTCTATTTTCTTTAAAACCAATATGCGTGTGTAGAGAAAATTTATCTTCTTCTTGTTCATAAAACCCAGTGCCATTGTTAATTTTTGTATCACCTAACAAATAAATTAAACAATTATATAAACCATTATCATCATGAGGTATGGCTGGTGTGTTTGGAAAGCTTAAAAAATAATTTGATTTCATACCTATAACAGTAACATTAAAATACTTTTTTATATTTTTCTTAACTTCTAAACTAACATCTGATTCATCTGGTAAAGCTATGTGGTGATAATTTCTTTGGTAAAGATTATTGTTTTGTTGATCATCATGTAACGTGTC